ACCAGACAAAGCATCATTTCGACCCGTATAAGAGAACTTGACACAAGCTGCCGCTGTACGGCAATCTTGCACAAGTGTACCATTAGCGATAGCATACATTGGATCCATGATGAATTGACCACTAGCTGATTGAAGACCACCAGTCCCAAAAGGATCAGCAATAGTGTTGGTTGGGTTAGTGGAAGTACTTGTAGCTTGATAGACATAGAGACTACCATTCCTCTCATTGGTTGCATTGACAGATCCTTCTCGACCAATGTAGTCGGGGAACCAAACTGCATAACCATGAGTGTAAGAATTGTCGGTGTTAACATCCGTGATACGGTTGACCCTAGCCATATAACCACCCTCAGACGCTCCATAGAGTGGTTGAACTAGATTGCTAGTACAAGGATTTGCCAACAAATTAGCATAAGCGCTTGTCTGCGCTTCCAGGGATCTTGCTGTTTCCAGCCTTCCTGTTGAAGCGCGACGGGCGGGAGCCCTTACGGGTCCTCTCTGTCTCCGTGCCGCTACTGCGGCTCGGCGTTGAGCCTGTGCCCTTGCTCGAGATGCTTTCGTTGTCATTCTTCTGTTTGTATTTTCTTTCTGACCGATTGACCTTAGTCTGTTTGTTTGGAGACGTCTCACTTCTTGTTCGAATGTGAGTGGACCTCTTCTCCAAGTGAGTTTTGTTGCCCTGCTTCACGGCAGGGGAGGCTTGTTTAGCGTTACTGGGCTTAATTCCAGTACCTGTGTGTATGTCACCATTTATCAAGCAGGTAACTTCAGGTTTGTAAAATTCAGGAGTCAAATCAAGGCATTGTGGAGGTTTCTCAGGATTGCCGCGAAGTATCCAATTGTTGAATACTGCATGATCAAAGTCTGGCATCTGTTCATGGATAATGTCATCCATCCACGATCCGTATTCGTTGGGAAATTGATCGTTCTCCTCGAATCTGGACCAGTGAGTTCTCACTCTCCATGCGTCTTGTGATTTTGACTGTTGCACATCCTCAACAGCACATTTCTCCGCTAATCTCCCAAGAATTGGTGTGTTCTTATCGGTCAGGAGTAGCGCACGAGCCTTATCTGCCATCTTTTGTCTAGATGACATCCCTTCGAGGGCTATAGTCGTGTGGAATTTTACTAATTGACGCTTAACGTCGCTCATGCTATCACGCCCACCAGACCAAGCGGTTCCGTAGAACCGTGCGAGGAATTGGACTGGTTGTCCGCGCTTCTTGAAGTCAAGTTTAAGAACCTGACCCCAATTTTGTGCAGCCTTCTCGTAAGCTCGTTCTGCTTGTTCAGCAGTGTACTTGGAAGGGATAGAAACTAATCCATCATCTCCTCCATATACTCCGAGCCCATTCCATGCTTCGTTGATGGACATACCGAGTTCGCACATAGCGCTGAACGAAATGAACGCTGTCAAGATAGTGTTGAATAGAGAAGTCTCGGGACTTCCGGAAGCACGAGCATAGCCGGTCTCGTATTTCTTTCCATTAAGAGATCCAGGTTTGTTGTACTGTTCTCTCATCCATTTCAACATTTCGGGGTCCTCCCCAAACAGTCCGATCATTATTGGCTCCTCAATGAGATCTCGAACCTCCTGAGTAACATGACCGTCCATTCGTGAAAAGTCAGTCTCTGCGACCATCGATGATCCAGAAACGATTTCCGAAACTCTGTCCGCAATTTCTGTAGGTTTGCGGAACGCATACCAGTTAAACGTCTTGATGTGTTTACTGGCTGCAAGAGTGTATCTCGAGTATTCTAATTTCGTAAGGCCGGGGAGTGTTGAAATCACTCTTGGTGTCCCGACCTTGGCGTAAGCTTCCCGCTTCATGAAGGACTTAATCGTGTCATCTCCGATGTCACCAAGATTAGCCGCTTCTTCAAGGATAGCACGTTGTTGCCGTCTCTGTTGATTGTCATAGACATCATCGTATTCAACGACGCTTAATTTTGTCTTACCGACCACTCGTTCCACGAAGATTCGAGCTAGTCTTCTTTGCTTGTCTGACAATTTCAGAGGTCGTACTTGTTTCAAGTTTGTCACTCTCGACTCTACTCCCCATGTTGTAGTTGCTTTGTCTTGTTCAGGTGCAAAGCATCCTCCTGCTACAATAGCAGGCATGAATGGGGTGATGGTGTCCTTCGAAACCTTGGTGTCTCTTTCACGTCAAGCTACTGTTATTGTGGTTGCTCTTTCCGGGTTTCCCTTGCGGGTTGCCTTTCGTGAGCCTGATTTGGTTGTTCCTCCCTTGCGGAATTCTCAGGTCCAAATCGCAACTTGTTGTGCGGACGTTCAAAACTGTTGCTCCGTAGAGCTTGTTCGATTGTCCCGATACCGGTTAAATGCTTTGCAGCTTTTTTGGCTTTCCTTTGCAGGACTGCTGTTTCCGGTAACCTGGTTTTTTGAATTCATCTTCAGGTTTTTCCACCGAAGTGG